GATAGCGTCGCCGTAGTTGTAACCAAAATCGATAAGTGTTTGCATGACGGTCTCCTTAAAGACGGCTTACGCCGCCTCGATTACTGTAAAGAATTCTGCAAAACACTCTGCACTTACGTAGTGAGCGCCCGTCAAAAGTTCGTTGTAGATACGAACTAGCTTTTCGCTACTAGAAGGAATCTCAGGCATAACCTCAAATTCAACGACCATTTCAGTAGATTTTTCGATTGCTTTAGGAAGTGTGTTTTTCATGGCTACGCCCTCGTTGTTTAATTCAATAAGGTCATATTAACACAATGTGTCTATAGGTCAACACATTGTGACAATATTTCTTTAAATTGTTCGAGATCGTCGGAAAGGATGGCAACGCCGCCCGATTTTTGGATGGCGTTTAGTTGGAAATGCTGAATTGGGGTAGCCGTGCGGAGCTTACCTTTGGCCTTTACTTCTACGGCTATGAACTGGCCATTGAGGCAAGCGAGGACGTCGGGCGTTCCTCGCTTATTGGTAGAGATAGTCTTAACGGTCCAAGCGCCTAGACTTTCTAGGTAGTTAATTATTTTCTTTTGTACGTCTTGTTCTTTCATGGGCTAAATCCCTATACATCTTTAGGTTGAAGTCGTGCTTACGACTAACGGCCGAGTATACCGACGGACTAATACCGCCCTCGCAGACGATATGATGCACGACGGCCTCAGTCTTACGGTTAAGGTTAACCACTCGGTCGCGTCGCTGGATATGCTTCGCCCCAGAGTAGCAGGTGTTCACTATTACAAGGTGATCGCACCCAGACAGGTCGACGCCTTCCGCGTGCGCGACAGACGAGTAGATCGTCGCCTTCGGGAAGTGCTGGCGCAATTTGTGTCGCGTTGATCTGAAATGCGCCATTAGCGCCAGCCCCTCAGAATCGCCGAAGGTCTCTTTTATGTAGTCTACGACCTCAGTGTTAGGCAACTCTACGATGGCTTCGTCGATCAGAACTGCGCCTGTCTCGATCTGGTGGACCGTTACGCGCTCTTTAATGTCTGAGTCGAACCCTACCAGCTCGCCGTTTATCTCGGCTACCTTATCGTCCTGAATTTGGGATATTAGGGCGCAAGTATCGGCAGAGAGTGCCACTTTATGCACCTTGTCGATAGCCTTAAACTGGATACCGGCTTGCTCTTGGGTCAGTGACACAATATGCGGTCTAAGCTGTTCCATAATCTCCGGCTTTGCTTTCTTGTATTGCTCAACCCAGCGACCGTGTAGTCGCATCATAGACGGCTCGCCCCAGACCCTAAAGAAGTCGTAGAAGTTCTTAAACTTAGCGAACGGCGACCACTTAGACAGACCGAACTGGTAGTAGTACGCTAGGTGAGTCTCTACCGCTGGCGTGCCTGAGAGCAAGATCAGCGGGTTATCATATGTGATAACTCGCAGAGCCTTAAAGCGCTGGGTCGGTTTACCGGCGCGGCCTACTGCGTGGCTCTCGTCCACTATGCAGAGGTCGTAGTTAGGCTCTAGCTTCGCTACTTGTTCATAATTTGTAACAGTGTACATTTTCTGAGCCGCTACAGCCTTTAGCTCAGAGTGCCAGCCAGCTATCGCCGCCTTTTTAGTCACTACTAGAATGCGTTGCGCCTTACCAATCTCAGCGACGCGGATAGCTGATCTGGTCTTACCAGTTCGCATCTCACCGGCTAGAAGTGCTACGCCCTTTCGACGTAGCGTATCTAGCAACTGGTCCGACGCCTTTACCTGATGGGGTAAATACTTAGACATGGTTATTCCTTAAAAGGGTTAGGCGGTAGCTTAACAGAAAAGGTCGGCTTACCTTCCGACTTGTACTTCTCCAGATCGACCTTAGCGTCTGCCGCGGCCTTCTTGTAGTCGTAGCGCGTTGTGCCTTTGCTACGAACTAATTTAAAGTCACCGGCAACCATAGAGCGGTCGCCCGCCGCTCTAATAAGCTCGTCGCGTGTCATGTCCATATAGCTTTTAATCGTGTCTAGTTCCGCCTTCAGTCGGTCATAACGCTTAAACAGCTCAACGATTCGACCGTCGTCTGAGCAATCTACTGGTGTATGCTCGTCGACCTTGATCTGGTCGAACAGCTCCCAGCTATCGGCTATCTGTTTCATGTAGCTAGGTTCTTCTAGTATTAGCGGAGAGATCGCGTAGTCGTCGCGCTTCTTCGAGTACGCTACTAGGTAGCCTTGCGTCGCTGGCGAGCAGTGCATTTGTTGTTGCATCTGGGTAATGTAATACTCAGGTAGACGGCCCGCTTTAATGTCGTCGAACGTGCGCTCGCTTACCTTGATCTCTACCAGCGTGTCTCCGTCGATACCGTCTAGGCTAGCTAGGTAGTCGCCGTTAACCCAAATCTCTTCTTTGAAGTCGTAGCCTAACTCTTTGTTAGCCCACTGGCGGACCTGATCTTCGTACTTGTGCCCGTCGGCCATCGCCTTAGAGTAGTATTGCTTGGCTAGCCCCAGCTTAATTAGCTTAAACTTTTCTGGCGTCTGGAACGGTGAGATACCGCAGACGATTGGAGCCTCTGAAGCTGTACGGTAGTTCTTACGGGCTTCTAGCCATTCTGGCGTATTTGGTTGTAGGTTTAACTTTTCCATTATTTAATCCCCCTAGTTTTTAGTGCGAATATGCTAGCATGCAGTTCGTTTATTTCTTGTTGGCGCTTATCAGCTCTTATTTTGTTTTGCTCTTCTTGTGTTCTGTAAAGCGTAATAGCGCACTGACCGAGCGACATATCTGGATTTTCTTTAGCTAACTCGTAGACCATCGACTCGAAGTCGTCGGCAGTTAAATACTTATTAAACATCTCTTATCCCTCGTAAATGTATAGACAGTTAGACAGCGCGTCGGCGTCTTTTAGGTTATGGGCTACGCCCACTTCTACCGGCATCTCTATGCCGTGCTTGTCGAATGGCGCACGCTCCCACGCGTAAGTCATTCCGTTGTGAATCACTTTTGCCGCTTTTTGATAGACAATGGGATTTGCTTCGCATTCTGCGGCATAAGAGTCGTGAATAAAGTTAATCAGCTTAACCTCTGGGTCTAGGTTGTCGTCGATGTAGTGCAGGGCAATGCGAGCAACTTCAGCGCCCGCGCCTTGGTTCTCAATCGACAGGTGATCCGTAAAGCGTTCGGACACGTAGCGGCGGCCATGCGGCGTGCGGTTCATTAGACCCATTTCGTGACGGGTCGACCCTTGTCTCTGCCACTTAGCGATCCCAGAGAACGTGTCTAGCCACTTACGCTTCAGTCGGCTGATTTCATGCTCGGGCAGTTTGATACCGGTCTGAGTTAATAGTATTAAACCTATAGTAGCGGCCCCCGCGCCGTACAGCGTGGAGAAGTTAAAGACCTTGGCAATCTGGCGTTGCTCTTTAGTGAAGTCTTCGCCGAACAACTCTTTAGCGGCGAAGTTGTGCAAGTCTTCACCGTTGCGGAACAGCGCGACCATCGTCTCGTCGCCGGTGATAGCGGCTATGGTGCGTAGCTCAAGCTGGGCAAAGTCAGCAGAGATGATGACGTTAGTATCTGACCCGATAAACTTCTTGGTGTCTCGCGGCAGGTTCTGAATGTTCTCCTTAGACGAGGTAAAACGACCAGAGCGAGCGGCTGGCTGTAGAGTGCCACAGTAGCGCTCGTCTCGGTTTAACTTGTCTAAGAAGTTGTGATACTTGGCCAACCCGCGAGCTGTACGGGTTAGTTTAGCGAGCTGGTCGCCGTCCGCTTCTAGGCCAGCCATAACTCGGTCGCCGCTCGATTCGATCCCAAAATGGGAGGTTACTTGTTTAGGCGAGTTAGGGTTAAACGGTAATAGGGCGAGTACACGGTCCAGCTCGTCGCGCACTTGCTGGCGCTCTTGTTGTACGGCTTGTTGACGTACTGGCAACCCGTGACGCTGGATACGTAGACCGGCAATAATAGAGCGCTTGTCGAATTTGTAGATAGGGTTATCGATAGCATATTGCAGACGGGCGTAGACGGTCGGCAATACCTCAACGTCTAAACTGGCGTATTTAATCTGTTCTTCGGTCAGCTCGTCGGCCGCCCAGTCGGTCTTCTGCAACTTCTTCTTGTCCAAGTTCCTGTACAGGTCGTAACCGAAGGTGCGCTTTACTACGGCGTCGAGTGAATGCTCGCGCTCTTTAAAGTCGCAGATTCGGCTCAAGTAGAGCGTGTCCTCGAAGTGCTTGTAGTGTTTAGGGACGTAACCCAGCATTCCGAAGTCGAAGCTAAGGTTATGTCCGACGATACGGTCGGCGCTGTCTAGCATCGCGTGAATATCTGAGTAGTCTGGATTTTGGATAAGCTGGACGGGTTCATCGTCCCACTTGTACTGGAATAGGGTAACGCGGTCTTTGTGCGGGTGCAGACCGGTCGTCTCGGTGTCTATAAATAGTGTACGCATTTTAGTACCTGTCTAGGTAGGTGGGGGTTTTGGACAGACCCCCGAAAACTGTTACGAGGCTTAAACTAGATCTTCAGCTACAAATCCGTCGGTCTCTTCCGAGCCGTCGAAGTCGCCTTCGTCGTCCGCAGAGAAGCTAGTCTCTTGTACGTACTCAACCAGTTTAACTAGCTGGATAGCGTCAAGGTATAGCGTCACACCGCGAGCGGCTACGCCAGCGTCGTAGATAGCGGCCATGCCTGATGCGCGACCGATTGAGCCA